CAACACCAGTGCTAAACAGTATCAAAATCTAGTTGGTGATAATTATAGTGGGTTATTATTTGCTAAAGATGCACAAGGTAAAACAGTTGCTAGTCCAGGTTATGATGGGCTCAACACCATATTCAGTGCTATACTACAGTACAAACAAAATCTACACGATCAGTTGGATTCGCAAATTGAAGGATTTGGGCAATTTGTAAACAATCAACCTGCAGGCGAAGGTTTTGTATTCCCAACCCCACAAGGACTAGTCAAAATAGTCGACCGTGCTGGCTTCAGTGCCGCAAATTTTGCCAAGTAATTAATTTTTTACGCATTTTGATAAATATTTGCATGCGATATTTCGCACTAATATTAGGAGAATTAAAATGGCAGGATTAACAAAAGTACATGGTGATAGTAATCCAGTAGTAAACGTTGGAAACGATATCACACAAAACTCAAACGCAGTCGTTATCAACACAGGTATTAACCCAGCGATTGAAGCATACAACATTCAGTTTGTAGCTGGTAACATCGCAAACGAACTCAAGCGTGGCACAAATGGAACAGCAGGTGCTGTTGAGACATTGTTGAGCGCAATTGCCGCAAATGCAACAGTTGTAGCATACCAAGCTGACCTAGGCGCCGCAGCCGCTAACTCACAAGTTAGTGTTGTTCTTGAGCGTAGTTCATGGGAGAGTGCAGCCGCTATGCAGATCTCATTACGTGACACATTGGCAGCAAACATTGGTGCTAACGGTCCAATGACAACAACCACAATGGATGTTCGTGACGTTGGTATTAAACTAGCCGCTAGTTAATTAACTTAACTAACAGCAGTAAACAAAAAGCAGACTTCGGTCTGCTTTTTTTATCTTCGACTAAATACTTGTATATAAAATTTAGGAGAAATTAAAATGGCAGGATTAACAAAAACCAACAGTGATTTGCTGTTGAGATCAGACGGATCAGCAGATACATTTTACACAACAGCAAACTTGGGTTGCTACGAAATTAACCCAGCGTCAGCATTAACTGCTGACACAGGTGGCGACGGAAGTGCTATTGTTGAAGGCACAATTCGTAAAGTTGCTAGAGTAATTAACTCATTGATATTTGAAGTTAAGAGCGACGGCGATGTGATGATTGCAATTTGTGATAACAGTCAGCAAGACGCCGCTAGTATCAAGTCAAAAGTTGACGACGCACTAGGCGTTAGTAACACAACTGTTACTAAGTTAACAACACTACTTGGTTTAGCATAATAACTTTAAACCAAACAAGAAAGGTGCTCCGGCACCTTTTTTTGTGGCTAAATAGTCTTGGAGACTATACACCATGGCAGGAATAACAAGAAGTTCAGGATATGAATTTGCAGGATCAACAGATACACTGTATCGTTTTGGCGGTAGTGTACGTTTCTTTAAGATTGACACAGGTGTAGATCTACGTTTTGAAGATGACGGCAGTGATGAAGCATACGAAGCAATACTGCAAGCCATTCCAGGTTTACTAGCAGTAAGCAGTGTAGGTGCAACCGGAACCGTGCATGTATGTGTTGAAGCACACAGTTGCTTGGATCCCGACCCTTTGCAACAACAAATACAGGCTATAGGAACATCAAAAGGTGCTGTAAACCTTGGATCAACCACAGTCGCAGAGGGAACAAGTTTTACGGTAAGTTAGCCTGCAATAAATATCTTTATGCAGTACTACACAGGGTTCACACTAGTAGATATAACCAACACCGGAGTAACACGTAGTCGCCCTGGGAACGATCACGAGCGTAATCAACAGCGCAACTGGGAAACACTGATACAGGTACTCAGTCTTAGAACTCAACCGCTTGAAATGGACGGACCGCATGACAGTGAGTACGAGATTACTGGTGACAGTATTTTTGGTGAAATGTACCAAGGTAAGCACACTGTATGGCATTTTAGTTTTGGAGTAGAAGCTGTGAGCGTATTCAAAAACAACAAAAGTGAACACGGGCTACTGTACGAAGATTTTACCGAAGTTCCAATTATACAAGGACTAGATGAAACAGCAAGATTTATGTTGCCCATTTTTCATCCATACGGCGCAATTAAAAACATACACTTTATTAATCAACGTGTATCGTTATAAATATAACATTAACGGCACTTGAATAGGCACACTCTTACGGCATATAATATTGTAAAATCTACAGAACCCTGTATCACAAAAGAAAATTAAATTTCGAAACGGAAACAGTAATGGCAGAGAGTGAAAGAAAAGATCTTGAAGCGCACGTTGATTTATGCGCTGAAAGGTATAAAACGTTGCACAAAAAACTAGATAAACTTGAAGAACGCCTTAACGGTGTAGAAGAGCATATCATATATGTACGAGCTAAATTAAGTGAATTTAAAACCATGGGCGAAGTGGCCAGCAATGAATCCAATAAAACATTGATTGGTGTAATGACTGCTGTGGGTGCGGCACTGCTCGCAGGTTTAATTGCTACCATTGTTCAACTAACCATAAAATAAACATGAAGATCGTAGAACTAGTAAATAAAGTTAGCCTGCCTATTACAAATGAGGAATCGGATGTGTTAGGCCAATTCCAGGAAAAACCTGTAATTAGAAAAGCTGAACTAAACGAACGAGAACAAGAATTAGCAAACTCACTTGTTAATAAAGATATATTACTAAGACAAACAAATGAAGAAGGCAAGATTATCTACAAAGCAAGAAAAGGCATTGGCTGATGTAGTACTCAACTTGGGAGTTGCGTATATCAAGCGATTTACAAACAACGAACTTAATAAATTTAAAAACAAACCTGTAGTTATTCCACTTGGTGATTACAGGTTTTTTGTTGGTCCGTACGAAATCAAGGGTATACACAAAGACTGCTGGGAAGTAACCAGAGACAGACAACTCGTCCATTGTTTTTTGTCGAGACTTAACGCTATTTTGTATTGTTTATCTTGCATTAAAGATCTATATACACAAAGTCGTAATATACTCGAATACGATACTAAACTTGGAAATTTAAATTCTGACTTACAACACTACACAAAAAATATTAGAGTAGCGCAGGACTGCAAAGATAGCGAAAGAAAAGAAATATTATTAAATAGATATATTGACGCTAAGTTACGTCAAAAAGAAGCTGTAGCCAATTTACGGAAAACAATTAACTCGGCTAAATACATTAACTTTGGGAATATGAACAATGAGACTAACTGAAATGAACACCAAGCCTTCGGCTACTAAAATTAATAAAGTTATGGAAAGCCGCTTCGGCAATAAAATTGACTACAGCAAACTAGACTTTGGTAAAGCATACGGTCTTGCTAATGCTCTAACAGAAAGCCTTGACAAGATTAAAAACAGTCACGGTATACACAAAGCAGAAAAGAATCCAAAATACATGCACCTTTTAATGGTACGTGAGGGCATTCACAAGTGGATGGTTGAGAACAAAGAACAACTAATCCAAGAAAGTGAAATGGGTCGTAGCCAGGCTATACTAGCCGCTAAAGATATGGTTGACAGCGTACAGGACATGCTTGAGGATGTTAGCGAAATGGCTAACGAGCAGATGCCAGCACTACTTGACACAATCCGTGATCAAATTGGCATGACAGAAGCAGAAAACTTCAAGGCAAGTGTTGGTGGTATACTAGAAACACTTCAAGCCGCAATTAGTTCATCACGTGAGCAGATGGATATGGCAGCTCGTGCATTAGCAGGTGAGCAAACAGACCAACCAATGGACATGGCAGTAGGCGGTCCAGAAGCAGATATGGCTCCTCCAGTAGAAGCTGGCGAAGTTGATGTTGAGGTTGGCGACGAGTTCGATGCTACTGAACCAGCCGCTGGTGACGATGTAGTTGGTCGCGAAAAGCGAGACTAAGTAAATGAAAGTCAATGATATTGTTGAGAATGTCATCGACGACATGCTTGAAGAGGGCGGCGAGGAATACGAAAACGCCGCTCTGCTTACTATCCTTAGTTACCTACAAAACAGAGCCGCTGACACACACAAACAGCCTCGTATACGTGCAGATAGTCTAATCAATCTTGTTCAAGATGCAGGATATCCTCAATTCAACTTTGATACATTGGTTAATGTAACCAAAAACAACGACAAGGTCGGAAGCATTATCAAAGACATCAAGGATGTTACTGTGCAATCCAAAGATGGTAAAGTAACACTGGGACAAGGTGGTGAATTGGTCAAGTACGTATATATTAAACCTGTAAATGTAGACGACGAGAATATAGATACCGAACAAGATACTGCTCCTAAAACAGCACCAGAGAAAAAAGTCGATTCAATGGCCAAACGTGCCGCAAAAGCTCGCCCAGATCTATAATCTCAATTAATTTGACTTTGGTGCATTATAGTCTTATAATGTTGCAATAATACAATGTTTAAAATTTTCTTTTATCATGCCAATGATACATTGGGCCAAGCGAGCGACCGACAAATATTTTTAGGTATTGCCGCACTCTATCTTAAAACATACATTGATTATAACAAGAAGAACATTGCTGACCAGATTGAGTGGATAGTACCAGTTCAACAAAAGATGTCAGATGAGCAATTAATCGAAAAAATAAATCAAGAAAAACCAGATATATTCTGTACAAGTCATTATCTTTGGAACAACAATTTTATATCCGATCAATTACAGCGTATCAAGCCGTATGTAGATAAAAATATTTTATTTGTGGCAGGAGGTCCTAGTGTTGATGTAAACATAAATGATAATTTTTTTCAAGACAATCCAGCAATTGACTATGCTTTATATGGAGCAGGAGAAGTTGGATTTGCTGATCTAGTGGAAAGTGTACTTACAAATAAAAAACTTCTCAGGATCAATACCAGTAACATAGCATGGTTCGATTCAGACAAGAATAAACAAATAGTGGCCGACTTTGTGTATGTGCCACAATTAAAAATAAGTCCTTATACCCACAATGTGAGTTTGTTTTCTAGTATGGTAAAACAAATGTTAGATAAGAATCTATTGGTTATTGTTCCATACGAGCTTACTAGAGGGTGTCCTTATAAATGTACGTTCTGTGACTGGAATAGCGGGCTCACTAACAAAACAACCAGGCGTAAAGGAACTTATGAAGATGAAATAGATTTGTTTCATGAACTAGGAATAAAAGGTATCTATTTTGCTGACGCTAATGTTGGTCAGTATGAGGA